GTTCCACCACGTGTTCCTTGGTCTCGATCTTGATCTTTGGCGGCAGCCCGGTTGTCACCTCCCATGTCGGGGTGGTGAGATCCGAGATCATCAACTCATCCGGGGGGAGCGCCAACACCGGGTCATAGGTAGGGTCCAGCAATTCTCGCAGGTGCCAGTACGCCGCTGACCGGATGTTGGTGAACCCGAACTTTCCCGAGCGATCGCGAACCGTGGTCTTCCCGCTCCCTACGTACGCGAGTGGCCTGGTGTGCACTTCCCGCAACCGGTCATACACCCCAGCACCAACCCCGACCGCGTCAATGATTGACCGGCCGTCAAGCGCTTGCACCAGTCCAACCGTCGACATGGTGTCCCGTTTCCGGTTGGTGTCGATGGTGATAGCCCACCCGTCACGCTTGGCCAGCACGGTTTCGTCACCACCCCGACCGACGTCCACCCCGGTCCACAGCGGTCCACCAGGGGAGGGGCGACCGGCTCGATTCCACACGTGCCACCGTTCGATCGCATCTTCCAGCCACGCGAGCGGGATCACGGAGTCTTCATCGCTCGCGTGGAACTCACCCAACACCCGGTTGGCGTACATCGCGGACCCGGTACCCCACTGCTTGGCGCGCTGGACAGCCCAATCCCGAGAGATCCGACCAGCCTCGATTGCTTCGCTTAAGGTGATGTGACGGGTCCACCAGTCCTCATACCCCGGTGCGCGACGGTGGATATCGTAGAATCGCCCCGACGGAGGTCCAGGGGTCGACATAGCGAGTGCGTACGCGTTGCCCTCGACATCGTCACCAGCGTTCGAGAACGCGCCTTCAATCGAGTCCCATGTCTCTGGTGGGATGATCTTGGCTTCATCGAGAAGGTACAACAGCTCAACCGCGTGAGCACCTTCAATTCGTTCCGGCTGGTTGCTGGCAACCGCTGTCGCGGCACCGTGATCGAGCTTCAGCCGCAGGTCGAGCAATTCACGACGCGGGTCGTACGGTGTCCTACCGAGCGTTTCGAAGTCTATCCTTTTCGCCCATTTGTGGATCTCTGGCCACAAGTACACTTCCAGGTGTCGCCATGCTGAAGCGGTAGTGATGATCTTCCACTCGATACCGGACAGCTCCCGCGTGGTGGCGAACCAGTGCACCACGACTGCACCGATGAATGACTTCCCTAGCCCGTGGGGACCACGAAGAGCTACCCGCTTGCGGACCGGTAACTCATCCAACACCTCCCCCTGGTATCCAGAGAGGTTGACGGAGAGGCAGTCTATTGCCCAGCGTCGGGGGGAAGACCGCCACACAGCCAGCCGCGACCGGGCGAGCACACGATCCGCAAGGTTGATGATCATTTTCCGGGCCGACCGCCGTTGGTCCGGGCACCGTGGTCGGGGTCGAATGCACCGACGTCGATCGATCCGAGGTGGGTGGTCAAGAGATCAGGCACTCTGGCGTACTGCTCAGGGGTGAGATCCAGGGAATCCAGTATCAGGGTGATCCTGCCTGCGACCACGTCACCCCACCGTTCGGCCAGCGAGGTCAACCGGTCCGAGATCCCCATGTCGTGAGCAGTCTTCGCGTACTTGACGACCCGATCTCGCTCGGCAGCCTCCAGCACCACCAGTGCCCGAACCTCTTCGGATTGGACGTACACTCGTCCGTCTTTGCCACCCGCCCCATACCGGTGCCCGATGAGACCGGAAACCCCGTCACCATCCGGGTTCCCATCCTCATCAACTACCAGGTCTTCAGCGTCACCCACCTGCCGACGGAGTAGCTCGCTGTAGCTTGCGAGTCTCAGCCACGTCATCTGCAAGACGCCGAGAACCGCCATCCGGTAATCGATGCTGGCGTCACCTTGGGTGGCGTTCCACGCCGTGATCCTGGCTTGACCTTGCGCTTTCGCGATCTCGGATTTCACCCCGATGTGCATCCGACACGCGTTCGTGCCGCGGATAGCTACGTTGTGACACGGTCCGCGACCTTTCCGACGCTGTTTCGTGCACTCCCATCGCTGGTGCTCTTCACACCAACGTGCGCCACCAGGGTTCGGATCCGTAGGACTCGCCATAGTGACCATGGTACGGGGGACACGAAGAAACCCCCTCCTGGCGTCAGAGAGGGGGTTTCTTCGACTGGTTGCCCTACGTGGCTAGACTACCTCACCCAGCCAAGCTGTTCCATCCGCTTCCATCTCGGAGGCCATCTCAACGGCAACCTTCTCTGCGATCCGGTCGCATTGGGCGAACACCGCGTTTGCGGTGTCGATCAGAGTCCTGACCCCCGGGTCGTGGTACTTTTTGACCGTGGCAAACGCGGTCGCGTTTACCAGGGCGTGCCGGCCCAGTGCTACGTACGCAGCGTTCTTCCATGTCGGGTTCTTGTCGTACCGGTCGAGATGGTCACGACACTCGTTGATCTCGTCTTCAAGAAACCCGTAAACGTTCATCACTTTTCCTTCCTGTCAGCGGGGCCGTTCCCCGCTGACAGGAACAACATTACAGGCATGCCTGCACAGTGTCTACCGGGTCACCCGTACGGGGTACGGCACACGGGGACGGGACCCGAGTTGGCCACCGTCACCACCACAACCACGATCCCGCACACCAGTACGGCAACCCCGATCGTGATCACCAGGACAGCCCACAACGGCGGTCCAACCGGCTGTTGATCACTTGTCATAGCAGTGACCCCAACTCTCCCCGAGAGGTCCCGAGTCAGCCGTGATCGGGACGTCCCGCCACTCAAACGTCAGGCACTCCACCACAGCGCGGGAGATGTCTTCGGCGTAGTCCCGCGGCACGCTCAGCACGATTTCGTCATGCACCTGCGCACGCAGCATCGACATCGTCTCGGGGTACTGATCGGCGAGTCTGAGCAGCCCGTGCATCATGATGTCCCGCGCCGCACCCTGCCCCATGAGGGCAGGTCCCTGCGTGTAGGCACGCTGTGGATCCGCACGCATCGGGCGACCAAATCCGTTGTTCATCAGTTCGCCGGACTCCGCCAGTGCACGTACCTCCCCCTGCCACTCCACCAGCCGCGGGAAGCGCTCACGCATGGACGTGTCGAACTGGCGCACCAGCATCGGATCAATGTCCTCACCGTTGGCGATGGCTTTGATACTGCGGCCATAGTTCCATCCGTGCCCAATCGCTTTCGCGTCGCTGCGTCGGGAGGCGTCCCCAAACAGGGCGAGAGCAATTTCGGTGTGCGGGTCGTCGCGCTTCAACATATCAATGTACGCGAGGTCTTGACTCAACCCCGCGACTGCACGCATGTCAACCTGCGAAAGGTCCACAGTCAAGATGACCTCACCCGGATCGGGAAGAAACACCTTGCGTTCAACATGGCGACCACCACGTTTGCCCATCACAGTGAGTCCAGGTTTCGTGAGACTCCACCTTCCGGTTGCCTGCTTGAAACTCACGCGGGGGTGAACCCGCTCCCCAACCAGGCTGTTCGCCACAGTCTCATACACTGTGCGCGCACCAACGACCCGATGCACTAGCCTCGCAATCTCCACCACAGCGGGCAAGTACATGTACTCATCAGCGATATGGCACATGTGATCAGCACTAATATCGATCTGGCCCGTCTTCTCGGTCGTCCAAATCGACGTTGCACCCGCATCCCGGAACGCCTTCTCTAGCGCGTACTTTCCGGCTTTCGTGCCGATCGGTGCCTTGTACGGCTTCCCTTTCGCATCGTGAAGCGGCAACCCGTACCGGGCTGCCAGGATCTTCAATGACTCCGCTTTCAAAGACTCGATCTCGGCAACCCTACGCTGAAGCTCCGGAACATCCACCCGGAACCCATTTACACTGATCTGTGCAGCGATAGCGGCCACCCGGTGTTCACGGACAAGGTAGTCCGGAATCGTGCCACCGAGATCCGTCATCAGAGCCGCGTACACGTCGCGGCTGGCCTCGACGTCCCGAACCAGATACCGCCGGAACTCAGCACCATCGGGGTTGTCAGGATCCGTGGGGATGGCGCCCCAACCGCCGTATTTCTTTGCAAGCTCTTTCGCGGTACCGAGCTTGCCGGCCACCCCGTACCGGGCAGCTACCGCGTCCAGACCGTACCGGCGGTCAGCGTCTACCCCTTTGTCCCGTGCCATCGGGGGGTCCAGGTGACGTGCCGCCAGCATGGCATCAAACAGCCGCCCATCACGCGCCATCTCGTGCACGGTGGCCATGTCCAGCACACCGGCCTTGACGAGAACGGGGAGGTCAAACGCCATGATGTTGTGGCCGGTGACCAGAGGTGCCACCCGAACCAACCCACCGGCGAACCCCTCCGCGTTCGTGGTGTGATCGACTACCATGACATTGTCATCCCCGTGTGCCGCACCAGCGAGACGGATGTACCCGGCATCGCCGTTGTACATGTTGGCAGCGTCGCCGGTTTCCAGGTCGAGCGTGACAACCTGGTTATCTGAAGTCAACCCTTGGTGTTTCATGAGCCCTCCATCGGTATTCTTATCTCCATCCAACAGACTCTCCTGTTTTCCCGGCTCCCCCAAGCGAACCCGAGTTTCTTCAACTCTTCCCGAAATGTCGCTGGGTGACTCGGTACCCTCTCGTTCCTCCAAGCTATCTCGGCGTACCACATGTAAAGCCTCGATTCCGAGTACGGCTTCCCCGTTTCCAACATCGCTACCATCGTCCTGACATCTTCCGGAGCAACCATCGTTGTCACTTTCTTTCGGCGGGTGGATAATAATCGGTGGGTCGTCTTCTCGGACAGTCCACAGCGAGACGTGACCTCTCACGCTGCCAACACGTTCCACGTATATTCCCTCGTACCGCCTCCCTCTGAGTCTCGAATACGCCTCCCCGAGAAGCTTCGGATACGTCTTCTCTGTCGGGTCATCCAACTTCGGGGGAGCCATGAAATTCTGCGGCTCAGTAAGCGCTCTCGTACGGACGTCCCCGGTTCGAAACGGCGTGTCCTTGAATTCATCCCGCAACCACCGCAGGTGACCTGCCCAGTATTGGGAGTCGAAGTCTGTCTCAGAACGCCACGACTTCATATCGCCGAGGAAACCAGGTACACCCGCAGTCTCGACGATACCGCCAGCATACCGCTCCCAAGTCTCGAACGATCCGAACGAGACCCCGCGGGAAGGGTACGGCTGACCATCTGCGAACCAGGCACGAACCAGGGTAAGGATGGCGGTCAAGAGTTCCCGCCGGTGCTTGCGGGTCCAACTCCCGAGGTCAAGACCGCTCTGTCCGGGGTGGCGGAAACTTGACGCTTTCCGATCCTGCGGGTTGGCGTAGTTCGGTCGCAGCGCGATGCGGTACACCCGCCGGGTGAGGTCCCCTCGCACCTGGACGTTGTTCCCCAAGCTGATCCACGTGACCCGGTTCGGGAACTCCGCCATGGTGGACACCCCGAGAATCCGGTCCTGCCATGTCGACGCGGTGAGCGCTTGAGCAAGGGCAGCACCCTCGATCGTGTGCGCCTCATCGAAGACGAAGAACTCCGCACCGGTGCGGAACGCCGCGGTGATCTGTTTACGGAGTTCTTCCCTGTCATCTACGAAGTTCATCGGCCGGGCTGGTTCCCCGGTGTACACCGTGAGAATAGAGTCCGCGAGAAGGTTTTTCCCCACCCCCATCTGCAACCCGTCCACCACCGCGAGCGGGACGCGTGGAACCAAGCCGCGGACAGCTGGTGTCGCCATCAACGCGAGCACGTTAGCTTTGTCAGCGTCGCTGGCAAACGGGAAGTCACCCAACCACTCGGTGAGCAGAAGCTCCCGTGCGGCCAGTATCTCAGCTGATGTTGGAGTCTCCGGAATCGTGAGCCCTTTCAACTCGGGATCTGGAATCAGCATGGTCTCGGTGTCTTTGTCGTATCCCGGCTCTGTGCAGATGGATCCGTCTGCACGAGCAAACGGTGCGTTTGAGATCCGCTTTAGGGTGCTGAACTGGTCGGCTCTGCTCATGACTGCTGAAATCGAGTTGGAGTCCGGCCACGTGAAGTTGTACCGGGTCCCTTGCTTGTCTTGAATCTCATCAACGGTGATGGCGGTTTCCTGTATTAGGTCCCGTTGTGCACCTCGGTCGATAGGGACCATGGCTCGGTCCCTCAACCGAGAGATCACACCACCGTGGTTGAACAGCTCCCGTCCGTCCCATTTTGTAAGGAATGCTTCGGTAAGTTCGTTGATCACTGTGAACCGATCTTGGTTGCACACGATCGTCACTCGACCGGGGTCGCTCGGGGCGACTACCGGTGCCTGCTTGGCTTTCGGCTTGGTGTCGGCTGGCTTGGTCTTCGCCCCGTCGATCAACCGGGCGAGGTACCCGCCGCGCCGTTCAGGGGAGCGGGAAGCCAACACGTCGTCAAGGCCAGACTTGCCGCTTGCTGGCAACCGGGCGAACTTGACGGATGTGGCACCTTCCATCTCCAGCGCATCAGCGAGGTTGGCACCTGCGTTGTAGACGTCCGGGTTTTCCGCGGCGTCAGCGTCGAGGATGATCACAACGTCTCGACCGTCCGCCACGCTGAGATCAGGGATCGGGTTGCCACCGTGCTGCCACATCCGGCAGCCAGCCATGCCGTAGACCGCTACACCAGGGGGTGCGTAGCTCGCTGCGGCGAGACACTGTTTCGTCCCCTCAACGACGATGATCCGCTCAGAATCTGGGACCACTCGGACAGCCCAGAGAACCGGTTCCATGTCCTTGCGGAACATGTACTTGCGCGGACGTCCCTTGCTGTCCGTGGTGGGGTTGTCCGGTCGCACCTGGATCTCAACCCGGCCGTTCGGGTTGGTCCAGGGGAAGAGCAAGGCGGGGACGTTGGCGAAGTTGTTCCATGGTTCAGGCAGGTTTGTGACGTCTGCCCGCGTCTCCAAGGATCGTACCCCGAGCGACGCTGCGAGCTCGACATCCACGGCATGTTCCCGCAGGTAATCGGCATGCTTGGAGGTGATCGGACTCGCTGTGTTACGATCCATATCGATCCTTCCTGTTTGCTCCGCGTATGACCCCCGAGAGGGCTACTCGGGGGTCATACCATATCCGGGGCTACTCGGACACCCGTGCGTTGCCGGACACCCGTGCGTTGCCGGACACCCGAGCACTCATGCGTATCCATGCGTCACCGAACACCTGCGCACGGCCGTACACCCACGCGTTGTCGTACACCCACGCGTTGTCGTATACCTGCGCTTGACCGAACACCCGGGCGTTACCAGACAACATCGCGTTGCCGAACACCCGCGTGCTACCGAACGCCTGAGCGTTGTGGCGTACTTGTACATCGCCGAACATCCGGACGTTACCGGATACCCGCGCGTTGTCGAACAGCTGAACGTTTCCAGATACTTGCGCACTGATGTACACCCATGCGTTTTCGAACACCTGCGCGTTGCCGAACACCTGAGCGTCGTTGAACACCCGCGCGTCGTCAGACACTTGTGCAGCCCCGTATACCCGTGCAGCCCCGTATACCCGTGCAGCCCCGTATACCCGTGCGCCACCTAACACCCGTGCGTTATCAAACACCCAGCACAACCCATTTTGCGAGAGGTTGTTTTCGTTACAAACCAAACCTCCGAGATCCCCCGTTTTTACACCAATTTCGGGAATGTCGCGGAGAGCTTTCACCCGGAACAATCCTGTTTCCGGAACAAGTTCGTACTTCATGATTACCCCTTGTCGCATACCCGTGCGTTGCCGAACACCCGCATTTCTCCGGACACTTTATCGTTGTCGCACACCCACGCGTCGCCGAACACATGCGCATCGCCGAACACGTTCGCGTCATCAAGCACCCGCGCGTTACCGAACACCTTCGCATTTTCGTAGATCCACGCATCACCGCACACATGCGCGTTGTCGTACACCTGCGCGTTTCCGTGGATCCACGCATCACCAAACACCCTCGCGTTACCGAACACCCACGCGTTGCCGGACACCCACGCGTTATCAAGCACCTGCGCGTTACCGGACACCCAGCACAACCCGTTTTGCGAGAGGCTGTCTTCATCGGAGACCACACCCCCGAGGTCCCCAACCTTTACCCGAATACTAGGAATGTCGATTAGTGCACGGACCCGGAAGAGGTTGCCCTCCGGAACAAGTTTGTACTTCATAATCTCTCCTCACACAGTAAGTTTGCGGACTGCACGACGTGCTTGAATCCTGGTGATCAAATCGGCAGCATCACCCCGAGTCCGAATCAGTTGAACCTTGTTGCTCGGAAGACCTTCCCGAACCAATCGGCTGAGTTGCTGATCGGTCGGGGGTGCGGTGAGCCACCGGGCTTTCCGCTCCGCAAGAGACTTGAACGCTTTCGCTCGGTCCTCCCCGATACCTTGTGCCCAGTCAACTGGCAGCTGTTCGTGGAGGACCGTGAGCTTGCCCGCGTTGTACGCGGCAAGCTTCCAGGTGTCCACCCCGTTGGGAACCATGACCACGACTTCCCTGCCCGCACCGAGACACCAGCCGGACTCAACTGGCAGCCACCTCAGACGCGAGGCACCGAAGACGTCAACCGTCTTTGAAGCCTTCACCGCGCAGGTCTCGTGTTGGAGTTCACCAGCAGCAACCAGCCGCTTGGGGAGGGGGCGAGTGCACAACCGGCACCGGTGGTTGGGGTACTCACACTGTGACATCGGAACGCCGCAGGTTGGGCACGTCTGCTCTTCGCTATCCTCCCGCTTGCGCTTCGCATCGTCAGCTTCAAGACCGAGATCGAGGTCCACCAGCGACACCAACTCATGCCGCTCGCTGGCACCGGTCACGTCCAGTACCAGGAGGTCCTTTTTACCGGGGTGAAGCCGGGTACCGCGCCCAACCATCTGCACGTACAAGCCGTGGAATTTGGTCGGTCGGGCCACCACAACGCAGTCAATAGATGGTTCGTCGAACCCCTCCGTCAAAACCGCGCAGTTTGTGACCACCTGCGTTTCACCAGTCTTCAACCGCGCCAACACGGCTTTCCGGTCGTCTGTTGGCATGTCCCCGTACACCGCTTCAGCGGCGATACCGCGGGCAGACAGTGCCTCAGCGAGATGTTGCGCGGTCTTCACGGTGGGGGTGAATGCTACCCCTTTCCGGTCGCTCGCGTACGTCACGTACGCGTCGGCAATCTGGTCGATGACACCGGTAGCTTCCATGGCGTCACCGAGAGAACCTTTCGAAAAATCCCCGCCCGATTTCTTCACCCGGTCGAGATTCATAGTGGTCTCGACAGTTTGAGCGGGAAGGATCGGGCACAGGTAGCCCCCGTAAATCGCTTCCCGAATCGACATGTAGGAAACAACTTTTTCCCACACCCCGAGTGCTTTTCCATCTCGCTCGGGGGTGGCTGTGAAGCCGACAGTTAGCGGACCGTACGGTGAGAACGACCCGAGTGCCGTAAGGGTTTTCATGTATATCGGGGCTACCGCGTGGTGCGCTTCATCGACAACAACAGTCGCGAACTCTCCGAGCTGAGAGAGCCGGTTGTCCCGGTGCACAGTGTCTATACTGGCGACCACGATATCCCGGTTAACCTCGTTGTGTTTTGCCTTCACCAAACCGGTACTAAGTTCAGGTGCGATCCATGACAGACTCTCAATCGTTTGGGAAGCAAGCTCTTCCCGGTGCACTAGCACTAAGGATTTGCCCAACGATGAGCGTTCTTTGATAGCCGCGCTGAATGCCACAGTCTTTCCGGTCCCGGTCGGGTGCACCACCAGGGGGCGACGCACCCCCTCCCGCTCTGCTTGGTGAATCGCCATCAGCGCTTCCTGCTGATACGGCCTGAGAGTAATCACCGGTACACCCTCTCGTTCCCAGAAACCACGTCGTATCCAGACACCGCCGCATCACCCGATACCAACGCGTTTTCACACACTAACGCTCTTCCAGATATAACTGCATTACCACGCACCCTCACTTGGCCACGTACTAACGCGTCATCACATACTTTCGCGTACTCATGTACAACCGCGTACTCACATACGTGTGCATACCCGCATACATGCACACACCCATACACGCGCGCATGCCCACCCACACGTGCAAACCCATATATTTGCGCATCACCGAACACCCTTGCATCGTCAGTTATCGATGCACACTCCGACACCCAGCACAACCCAGTTTGACAAAGGTTGTCTTTGCCGGAAACCAGCCCCCCGAGGTCACCAACCTTTACACGGATACTCTGGATACCAATGAGTGCGCGAATTCGGAAGAGGTCACCTTCCGGAACGAGTTCGTATTTCACAGTTTCTCCCCAGCCTGATTCTTGTCAAGCTCGGACACGCAAGTGTTACCAGACACCCAGTTCGGTGCCGCCCCAATCTCGGCGTCGCTTCTCCAGAGCAGAACCCCGTGGTCCATCTGGATCACGTGCTGGACGTTCCGACCGCTCTGAGACAGCCACCTCTTGACGGCACCCCAACCCGCCATCTGCGGTGCCTTACCCCCGCCGGTGGCGTACCACAGTCCACCGGCTTTCAACAGGACATAGGTCCACAGTTTGGGGTGGTCCCCGTACCGCAAGGTGACAACGAGAATGGTGTTGTCTGAGAATGTGTCTGCCATCTCGAACATAAGAGCTCCTTTTGAATACGAAAAAGCAGCGGGAACCACGCCTGTATTCCCGCTGCTTTCTCTGTGCTACCTACCGGTGCCGGACGACCACGCCGAAATGCTTGTACGGTTTTCCGGCAAACCGACCCTTCTTGATCAGCTTTTCCCCGAAGTACTTGACGGCCATGAGGTCGCCAACCTTGGGGTTCGCGTCCATCAGTTCACGGCGCAACACCGCGCCGTAACCGATGACACGGAACTTCGAACCATCCTTCGTTCGGATGGTGACGGTCGGGACCATCGGGTCTTCGCCATCCTTGGCGAAATCCGACCGAGTCTCCCCGACCGCGACCACGACACCCGAGATACCCTCACCGGGCTCACTCGGGACCCAACCCTCTGAGTCGTCTTCGATGACCTCATCCAAGAGGTCATCGAGATCAGTGTCGTCACCGAGCTGGTCAAGCAGGTCATCAGACATGCTCTACCTACTTCCCTAATTGATCTACCTAGTTGGTTGGGTGTCCGTCTCTCCGGACTGTCACGCCGCTCACGGTAGCGTTCCCGGCCGTTACCAACCCTCCGTTTCTAGAGCTAGGAGACGTCACGGCTAACCGTCCGTAACTCGTGTTGGAGCGGGAATCGAACCCGCGTATTCCCCGTAGCCCGTTCAACCGGGATCAGGGGTTGCTCTACCGCTGAGCTACCCAACCGCTCACACTGGCATGTGAGCCCTGCCAATGTCTTTGAAACTGATCTTGAGGGTGCCAGCCCCCTTGATACTCGTTCGCCGACAGTGACAAACCGCGTTGAGGCGAGGAATCGAACCCCGGTCGCACCCCACACGGGTGTGCTCTCCCATTGAGCTACCTCAACAGCCGCGAGCATCGCGACTGGTCTGCACTTCACGTTGCCTGAGATGTCGCTCAGGCAGGCTGTGCCTCACCGTACCGCCGAGAGGATTCGAACCCCTCGTGTGCCCATGCGACCGGTATGGGCACAATCAACCTGATACGGCTTAGGGAGGGGATTACGGTGATCACCCCTCTGTCAGGCATTGCCACCGACTTCAATAGCATACGTACCGAAGCGAGTATCCTGTCAGCCGAATACAAACCACTATTCAGTTGTGGCAGGGCTGATGCCGCGAACACCAGCCCCTACGGATGGTCGAGCCTGCCGCTACAGGCTACCTCCCGGAAAGCTTCCGGCCCTCCGGAACACCAGGTTGGGATCGAGCCGAACACGATCCCCGGTGTCGGGGTTGGGGGTCGATCACCCCGACACCGAGAACATTACAGTCATGCCGATTCGGTGTCAACCGTGCTCTTAGGTGCACAGATCGTGAGCCTACGGTGACTAGATGGCACTGTAACAGCGTCGGCCACGTCCGGGTACTTCGCCTTCAGAAGCTTGGTGTCGATCCGAGATCCGGTGATCTCGGGGTAGCTCACCACCCTGGTGTCGCCGAGGTACCCAGCTCCCGCGTCCCCGACCATCATCCGGAAGTAATTCTTGATCTCTTCCAACCGGTTGGCAGCCTGCTTCGCCTCATCCTTGGCTGTGCGGTACTCCGCCAGCCACATCCTTGCATCGTCCGGCAGCTCCATACTCGGGTGAACCACCTTGGGGTGGAGGCGCTTCAACAGCTCTTCCGTGCGCGGGTGCCGCAGGTCATGCATCGGCGGTTCGTCTCCCAGAATGTGATCATTCCAGAACCGCATCGCCGCGTTTGTCATCTCGGCGAACCAATCGCGATCCCGCAGGATCTCCACCACGAAAAACTGGCGTTCTGCCCCGAGCACGAAGCAGCCCAACCATCCGCGTTCCAACCCGAGGATGCCGAGCTGCCATTGCACCTGCGCTTGATACGACAGCGGGGCAGACCCGGTGTTCCCGCCGGACGGGTTGATGGTGCCAGACTGCCAGTGTTCGTCGTCCCCGGCGGTCTTGCACTCGATCACCCCGACTGCCTTCCACGATCGGGGTCTGCAAGCGAACCGGTCGGGGGTCACCCGCAACACCGGGTTGTCCCGGACAGCCCACAACCCACCAGCGAACCGGGACACCAGCCCCAACTCGTCGGCAGTCTTCTGAGCGACCACCTCTTCCAGCCGGTGACCCCACTCGATCGCAGGGATGTCAGAAAGATCCTTCCCACCCCGCTTTTTGATGTTGTACACCGAGAAAGCGGTCTCGTACTCGCTGACCCCAATCAAGGCACCCACCTCAGAACCACCGACACCTTCTCTCCGAGCTGCCAACCACGCTTCGCGACCGGCACACTCGGGGAGGATGAGATCGGCAGGGCTGTTCGCCACGGAGGCGAACCGGTGTTTGGGGTGCTGGCATGCGCGGCGTCCCCCGGTGGTCCGCAGCCAGAACTGCGTGTTCATCACAGTTGCACACTCCCCTGGTACTCGATTTTGATCTTGTCAAGTGCCGACCGGTTGGCGGTCGGCAGGTCAAACAGCCATGTCCCCGTGTAGGCGAGTGCCGCCACCATGAGCCACCAGGCGTCACACTGGTTGTCGTCTTTGAACTCCATGCCATCCCGTTTCAGGGCAGCAACCGCCATCGCGGTCTTGTCCGCGTTACCACGCCCGGTAGCAAACTTTTTCAGGCTGGTTGGCGGCAGCGTGGCATACTGAATCTTGGCCTCGATCAGCGCGGTTCGAACCGCGCCGTGGACCATGCCGGTAATCCCGGCCGTATGCGAGTGGTTCAAGTACCCCTCGATCAGTACCAGCTCACATCCGGCACACCGGCTCAACACCCGGTGTGCGATCTGAGCCAAGCGTTGGTCACCCGTGCCTTGCGGACGGATGATGCCTACCGTCATAAGACTGGTCACCGAGGTTGCTACCCCGGTCCCGGTCATGGACAAATCCAACCCAGCAACGTCCATAATGTCCCTCTCTGCTGTCGGCGGTAAGAACCTTACAGTACTGACAGCAAAGTAACAACGGACCCCCTCAACCAGCGGTTAAGAGGGTGCTTGTAAAGTAGGTGTCGTGCAAGATCCGTTGAAACCTTGGCCAGTCCGACCGTTGAAACAGCGCGAGTTGGAGGTGATCTCACTTGCAGCCAACGGCAGGTCAAACGCGAAAATCGGGGAAGAATTGCACATCTCTGAAGAAACAGTAAAAAGCCATATGAGGCGTGCTAACAAGGCTCTTGAGTCTCATGACCGGGCTCACGCCGTAGCTCTTGCCATCACTATGGGGCTACTTCCTATGGACGTGGTATCGGCTCCAAGATCGCGTACCGTACCGCAACGCGAACAACTCTTGCTTTCAATGGCAACAAGGTGTCTCGGACGTGACGTATGTCTGCGGCTGATCGATGGGAAGATCATTCCATGCAGTATCGCCGCAATCCTGCCAAAAGACACTGTTGGCATTTTTGTGATCCCGACAAGAGCGCAACACTGTTACCGGGTTCAAGAGATTTATTCAATTACCCAAATCTGATATACAACAAACCCCCTGCCGGTTCGGCAGGGGGTTACAAGGTGAGGCGGTCGCGGTCAGCAGTCGATCGGGGTAAGCGGGAGCGGGGTCGGAAGACCGTACCGCTGAGCCATGGCCTCCACCACCTCGGCGGGGACGTTCCTACCACCCGCGGCAACCCGCGTTGCGATGTTGGCAATGCATCGTTCTACCGACACGTGTCGGTAGTCAAACTCCCGGTACAGGGCACCGTATCGCTCAGCAAGGTCCTTCCACGGCTGAACGCTGTGGTCTGGAAGGTGGGTAGCATCTACCCCCACCGACCAGTTGCAGTGCAAGAGCTGTTGAACAGCCCCGTACATAATGGCGCTAACAAGATCTTCCTGTCGCTGGTTTCCCACCGGGGGGAGACCGAGCATCGCTCGAACGTCGTCCCGCCCGAACGCAACCCGCGTGCGCGGGTCCGCAGCCACCCAGAGACCGAGTGTGGTCGACTTGCCGGATCCCGGCAAACCTCGTGTGACAACAACATCCTGTCGAGTGTTGTCGATGATGGCAGGTGCGTTGCAGCCGTCGAAGATGATCATGATTCGGATCCTTCCTGGTCGGTGGGGCTGTTCCCCACCAGCGAGGCCAACTTTACAGGCATGCCGTGGATGTGTCAACTCGGGGGTTCGACGCACACAACAAACCCCCCACCAGTTCGGCGGGGGGTTTCTGCACGTGCTCACGTCTTGTCTGTGCGTGCGCCCTGTCCAGGGCGCGCCTCCCGCCATCGATCAAGCTCTGCTTGATCGAATACGGGCAGGTTGTACTGTCCAACAACCTGCCGCCCCTTCATCAAGGGACCAACACCCCGAGAGACGTAGCCAGACAACGTGTTCCGGGCGATGCCCAGATACGCTGCCGCGGGACCGTACCCAACGAATTCCATGTCAACCCCCTTTCCAGGGACAGTCTTTACCGAGACTATACAGGCATACCGTTATTTGATCAAGTCACGTTCCCAATCCTGCAACGGCTGTTGTGCCCGGTACTCCCATTCCTGCCACCGGTCCCGAACACGGCGGTCCCGGATCTTAGCGTCCAAATCACGGCTGTAACCAGCTGCGATATTCCGGAAGACCGCTACCCGGTTGGTCCAGAAAGCATGTGAGTCCGGCGAGAACTTTTCAGGATGGAGCCTCACCATCCGGACCATGTTCAGCGCTCGATACGCCTCGTAGAGCGCCATCTTGCGCTCCCCCGAAAGCTTCGGGAACACCGTCTCGAACCGCATCCGGTCGCATGCGTCGATCTTTTTCATGATCCAAACCTTTCCTTCTCGGTAGGGCTGTTCCCCACCAGCGGGGGCTACCTTACAGGCATGCCGTGGATGTGTCAACTCCGTGGCAGGACTGGACAACCAACAGGCATGCCTGTAAAGTTGGCCTCGCTGGTAGGGAACAGCCCCACCGAGAGGAAAGGATTTGATTATGAGTGGGTATGAGGTCATCGATGGTGTTCGGTACTACGGGCAGTGGAACGCCTTCAACCCAGATAACGAGTATTGGTTCGACGATGAAGAGGGTATTAGGTGGGCTGTCACCGTCCTCGACGATGGTAAGTACGCACTGGCAACGCAGGACCTGTGTGGGGACCCCCGCTCAGAATCTGAGTGGATGGTGAGCCCTGCTGAAGGACTCCCAGCAGAAAAGTTCTGGCGCTGGCTTGAGGATGACTCGCCACTCAGCGGGATGACTGAGATCCTTGAAATCATCCAAACAGGTGAAGGGTACTGACAAACACAAAGAACCCCCCGACTAGATTCAGTCGGGGGGTTCTTTGTGTGCGCTACCTGTGTGGCCTCGCCATGGCCTCGCAATGCGTGATCTGGTTGTCAGTGTTCCGCACCGACCGGTGGGTGATTATGAGATCATGCCGATTCGGGCAAGCGTTGTACACCTGGAGTGACACCAGGTACCACGTGTCTTGTTCCGGGTCGGGAAGACCAGACACCACACCGGTAGACGACGTCCAGTACACCGGGACGTCGATCCCGTTCACCTTCACAATGTCGCACAGAACATCTGGGTCCATCTTGACCCGCGCTAGGACACCGCTCTTCGGGAGAATAGCGGCAATGCCGTTGTTGGCGAATGTCACGTCGTGCTTCGTACAGTTAACGATCTTCACTTTCGACCCTTTCCTGTGTTCGACGGTAGGTAACCAGGCGGACAAGTTTTTCTACGCGGTCCACCTGGTCACCCGCTACAGCAATAACAGCGCCAGCAATAATGGTCCACCCCGCGGCGCGTTCGTGACCAGTCAGGTAAACCACCCACCCGGCCAGCAGCACTATACAAGCAACCACTCGACACCAGAACCACATAGCGGAATTTCGGGGTGGGTGAATCCTGCCGAGCTTCCCGTTAAAAACCCAACCAAGAAAGCCACCTTGGGACGTCCCTTTCATCGTCTTCACCCCTGTCGTTTCGGCGGTCCCAGTCATGCCGGGTCACCCAATAGGTGCTTGTACGTGCTGGATCTTCCGGGTCGTCTTCATACCACCCGACCCGGCTTGCCAGGACGATATCCGGCGGTTCGTTGGGGATGTAGGTACCAGCCCAACTCGGTCGAGCATGATCCACATCCCCTCTCGGGTCGTCCGACCTACATCCGTTCCGGTCCTGGTCAGACGGTTCTGACCCGCGGTTTCCCTCCTCCTCCGGTGGGGGAGGGGAGGGGTTGTGGATCTTGTTCAAGATCGTCACAACGACGATGAAAACAGCGATCCCGGCCAGCAACGCAACCGAGTGACCCACGCCTGAATCCATGATTCGACCCCTTTCTACAGCAGCCAGTCGAGGCAGAAACTTATCAACTTGCAGTCCATGTCAAGGCACCAGTTGACGAATTGCCCCGACCGACCCGGGATAAGATCCGCCATCAGTGCCAGCGGGACCACCATTAGCAGCATCTTAACGTTGATCCGGCTGCCGCCAGTCTTTGGCAGCGAAAGTGTAGTGATAGGTGCGAACACCCTCCCGTACTTTCCAAAGATCTTTGTCAACGCCTTCCAGTTCGGGAGCCACGCGGCAAGAAAATACACCATGAGTATCGCCAGCAACCCGCCGAGAATCTGTGACGTGTCCGCATCTTTGATGTGCGCGTTGCCAGTGTCTTTGGCAATCTCGATGAACCAGCTGCAACGTTCGACCGTCCACCGGTCGAGCGCCCCCCCGTTCCATCCCTCACGGATACCGGCAAGGTACAGCATCCCAGCGACCCTGTCTTTCCAGGAATCCGCACCCGCCCCGAACCAGTCCAGGAACAATGCAGCTGCTACAGCCATACATGTCAACGCCGGACTCATGTAGTGGTTGACGGTAACTACCTCATGCACATCATCACTTCTTTCTCATGCGAAACAGGTACGTCATCGCCACCAACCATGTAATCGTCAGCGACGCGACGAATGCAAAGAATATTCCTTTGGACGCGGGTTCCCCTGAGTACTCACACACGGATGCGATGTACCCGCACAGCAAAGAGCACCACGTCATCCCGAGCATGAAAGATAACACAACAGCTCTCACCGGAAACCACCTTTCCACCACACCGCAACCACGAAGACCATTCCAGCCGCGGTTATGGCGGACACAAAAGATAACACAACAGCTCTCACCGGAAACCACCTTTCCACCACACCGCAACCACGAAGACCATTCCAGCCGCGGTTATGGCAGATCCGATAGCTCCGTCCATCACCACTCCGGCAACAAACGTGAGCACCGATGCCGCTTCAAGAGCAGCCTTCACCTTCCGGTTTTTCATGACCAGTACCGGCCGTTCTCGTCCATTCCGAGCGACAGATTGTGTCGTGCCTCCCGCTCAACTGCCCGTGCCTTACGTGCCGCCTCCCGCTTGGCTGCCCGTGCCTTACGTGCCGCCTCCCGCTCAGCTGCCCGCTGCTTACGGGTTGCCTCCCGCTCAGCTGCCCGTGCCTTACGTGCCGCCTCCCGCTTGGCTGCCCGTGCCTTACGTGCCGCCTCCCGCTTGGCTGCCCGTGCCTTACGGACTGCCTCTCGCCGGTCAGCCGCACTCACAGGCCGGTCAAGCTTGACCAGCCGGCCAGTGCATTTCGGAATGTCGATCTCTGGGTGACCTAAGGGGTGGGCGACCCCATCAGTACCGACGTTCTTAGCGCACTGAGGCGCGCTCTCTTCCGCTCCCGCGGGGGTGGCTGCCACAAGGATGGTGCTGCCACCGACAGCGATAGCGGCAACCACGTTCTTGATCTTGGCCTTGCTCATGTCTTTCTCCTCACTTTGTAACAACAGATTCCGAACCGTTGACCCGGTTCGGAGCGGGGGCAGAGATCCCTTCAGCGAGACGCTTCACGCGCCGCTGACCGATCTTTTGCCCGGTGGCGGTCTCCACCAGTCGGACCATTTCACGCTGTCCGGGCTCAACCCCGGCAGCACGTGATGCGGCAACGTACGGGCGAATCACGTGGATCACTCGTGCATCGGGTACCGGGCGAGTCGCCTCGCCCCGAGGTGATGCGACCGGGTGAGTCGCCTCGGCAGCCGGGTGAGTCGCCTCGGCAGCCGGGTGAGTCGCCTCGGCAGCCGGGTGAGTCGCCTCGGCAGCCGGGTGAGTCGCCTCGGCAGCCGGGTGAGTCGCCTCGGCAGCCGGGTGAGTCGCCTCGGCAGC